GGGTGTCTGTCTAAGCCGTTTAATAAACATATAGGATACTCTGGTCTATATTTTCTTCCTGAATACAGATAAGAGTATACCTCATTGTGTGGTAAGTGTTCAAATGTAAATCCTTCATGGTATAAAAATGTATCGTCTCCATAAGGGTATTGTACAATGTATGTTTCTGGATATTCATTATAATGTTTCCATATATGTGTAGCATCTTTCCATAACATTACACTAGAATTATAATTACTTAATGGAAACCCTGGCTGATGTGGGAAGTCATGTATATTTAATTGTTTGTCTCCCTTATCTTTCCACCATGTGTATACTATAACAGGATTATCCACACAATAATCAAACAAATGATCTATATTCTTTTGTATTCTTATATCTAGATCTAAGTATAATATAGTACCCATATCTTTTAGCTGAAACAATTTTAATTTTTCCATATTACCGTCGGGTTCATGTTCCATATAAATAATCCCGATATCAGGATGTAATCCCTTAGGGTCATCCGTAACGCAAACATAGTTATACTTGCCTTCGGTATGTTCATAGATAGAATTAACAGCATCTGAGCTGTATTTCTCACCATATTTTAATGTTAAAATAGTTTTCATTGTAATCACTTTTATTTATAAATAAGACTATACACGATATTTTAGAGATAGGAATTAATGGCAACCGTTTCAAATGTAGTAATAGATCAAGGCACGACCTTCAGTTTGGAGTTAAATCTAACGAACGATGACGCTAGCGCTAAAGATCTAACTAATTATACAGTAACTTCACAGATGAGAAAATCTTTTGAAGCTACAACTGCTACAGATTTTACAACGGCAAAAGTTAATTCTACAGGTAAGATAACAATTTCTTTAACAGCAGTAGAAACAGCAGCTGTTAAAGCAGGAAGATATGTTTATGATATTGAGATAGCCTCAAGCTCAGAAACATTAAGAGTTTTAGAGGGAATAGTAACTGTAACACCAAATGTTACAAGAGCATAGGAGATAAAAGATGGCAGTTAATGTAAACGCTACACAGAACCCAGTATCGGTATCCGTATCTACTGGTAGTACTAGAGTCGTTACAACTACCACAACTCAAAGCCAGGTTGCAACTTCAACAACCATTGACAACTTGTCTGGAATAGATACAAGTGCTAAACAAAATGGTTACACTCTAGTATATGATGGCACCAGTGGGAAGTGGGAGGCAGCTCCAGCATCGTCTGTAGCAGCTTCAATTACTTCCATTGATGGTGGTACTTTTTAGAATGATATAAAGCTTTATATTATATAATATTTAAAAGACATTTAACTAGGAGAAAATAAATGGCAACAACAATTCAAATCAAAAGATCTACAGGATCGGCAGCTCCAGCAGCCTCGGACTTAGTAGAAGGTGAATTGGCTTATGCTGAAGATAGATCCGGTTCTGGTGCTTCTGCTAAATTATATGTTTCATCTATAGATTCAGGTGGTAACGAAGCTATCCAAGCAATTGGAGGTAAGTACTACACAGATCTAGTTGACGCAGCGACGAATGCTAATACAGCATCAACGCTTGTTAAAAGAGATGGCTCAGGTAACATTATAGTAGGCGCAGTAACAGGAAATCTAACTGGAGACGTAACAGGTAGCATTGCAGGCGCAACAGCTAACATGACAGGTCTAGTTACTTTCGGATCACTAACTGATGGCACAATTACAGCCACAGCATTTGTTGATGAGGACGATATGACTAGCGATAGTGCTACACTTATCCCAACTCAACAATCAGTTAAAGCCTATGTAGATGCTCAAGCACACATGACAGACGTCGGCATTGCCGGTGACTCTGGTACTGGAGCAATTACAGATGCAGAAACATTCACCCTAACAGGTGGAACAGGTATCACAACAGCGGTATCGGGTAACGCAGTTACTCACACATTGGATAACACAGCAGTATCAGCAGGATCATATGGTTCAGCAAGTACTATTCCTGTTATCACAGTTGACGCTCAAGGTAGACTTACAGCAGTATCAACAGCATCTACAAGTTCAGCATTAACAATTGGAGCCGATAGTGGTTCTGATGATGTTGTAACAGTAGGTACAGATACTCTTAACTTTACGGGTACAGCTAACGAAATTGAAACAACAGTTTCAAATAACACTATAACTATTGGATTACCAGACGATGTTACTATTGGCGGAAACGCTACAGTTTCAGGTAACCTAACAGTATCAGGAACTACAACAACTGTAGACTCCACAACACTATCCGTTGCAGATCCATTGATCTCATTAGCTACAGGCAACAATTCATCTGATGTCGTTGACATTGGTTTGTATGGTTTGTTTGATACTAGTGGTTCAAAAGACTTATACGGGGGTTTATTTAGAGACGCTAATGATTCCGGTAAATGGAAAATATTTAAGGACCTAGAATCTGCACCTACTACTACTGTTAATACAAGTGGTACAGGTTATGCAGTTGGTACTTTAGTAGCAAACATTGAATCAGCTTCAGCAACTATTACAGGCGGTACTATAACTGGTATCACAGATTTAGTAGTAGCAGATGGTGGTACAGGTGTTGGTTCATTTACAAGTAAAGGTATACTTTACGGTAATGGAACAGGTGTTTTACAAGTCACAGCAGCAGGCTCAGAAGGACAAGTTCTTCAGGCAGGCTCAGGAGGCACTCCAGAATTTGGTGGTGTTGATGGCGGAACCTATTAATATTAAGGGATAATTGAAATGGACGAACAACTACTTAATGAATATATTAATAACTTGGCAAATCAGGTTAATACCCTGACCCAAGAAAACATTTTACTTAAAACTAGACTTAGTCTTTTAGAGAAAAGGGAACAAGAGAGGTTGGCAGTGGAAGAGAAGAAGGAAATACAAACTAATCCGGCACCAGAGAGTAGTTACTCTCAACCGCCAGAAGTTAAACCAGAACCACAGCCTGAAAAGCCAGTGGTCGAGGAACCTTCTCCAGAGCCTGAACCTTCACCTAGACAACAGGTGAAGATGACACGAGGTCCAAGACCAAAAGGATATAATCCTAGAGTTGATGGACCCAGACCTTTAATCCCAGATACTAAAAGCGAGTCACAACAATAACAGAGGAATAATAAATGGCAACAGTTATTAAAATTAAAAAGTCGGAAACAGCTAATGCTGTTCCTACTACCTCGGATTTAGCGGTTGGAGAAGTAGCCCTTAATACAGCAGACAAGGTTGCTTTTGTAAGAGATTCAACAGATAGCATAGTTAAATTTGCAAATTACGCAGAGAAAAACTTAGCATTAGAATTTCCTACAGGAGATTATGGTTCAGTAGCATCGGCATTAGCCACAGATGCTTTTGGTCAAACCATTGAAGTCATATATGACTTACAAACCTCAATTCAGTATAGGGTTGCGACAGAAGACTTAGGTTCAGATTCATCAGTATAACAAGGAGACTATAGATGGCAGTTACAGTACAGTTTAGAAGGGGAACAACAGCTCAGAACAATGCGTTCACGGGTTCTGTTGGTGAGCTTTCAATAAACACAACAACCAATACTATTAGGGTCCATGATGGGAGTACAGCAGGCGGGCATGAGCTTATGAAAGCTGATGCCACAAATATTGATGGGAATGTTCCAATAGGAAACATTTCCGGAACAATATCAGCTAGCGCATTGGATGATGGGTCTAGCATAGACGGCGGAACATATTAATTAGGAGACAAAAATGCCAACACAAGTACAATTAAGAAGAGGAACTACTACACAAAATAATTCCTTTACTGGTGCGGTAGGTGAACTTTCCGTAGACACTACGCTAGATACAGTCCGAGTACATGATGGTTCAACAGCAGGCGGACATAGACTTGCCAAATATTCAGACATAAGTGCTGGAGATATTACGGCGGTTGTAGCAGGCACAGGACTATCAGGAGGAGCAACTAGCGGAAGTGCTACAGTATCACTTTCCCACTTAGGCTTAGAAAGCCTTTCAGACCCGAATGATGACAGAATTTTATTCTGGGATGATTCAGCAGGCGCTTCAGCGTTTTTAGATATAGGTTCAGGCCTAGCAATATCTGGAACGACATTAGCAGCGTCAACACAAACGAGCTTAGCAGATGCAGATGCAGATACTAAGATTCAACTAGAAGAAAGCAGCGACGAAGATACAATTAGATTCGACGCAGCAGGAACAGAAGTTATGAAGGTAACTTCAACAGGACTATTCCCAAGCGCAGATGATACATTTGCACTAGGGGCAGCTAACTTACAATGGAGTGATGTTTATGTAGGTCCTGGTTCACTATATGTTAATGGACAAAAAGTATTAGAAGATTCCTCAGGTTCAATTGTTGTATCTGCGGACTCTAACCAAAATGTTAGTGTACAAACATCAGGCTCAGGTAATGTCGAATTAGACGCTACAGGAACTGGTCTTGTTGCAGTTAAAAGCACATTACAAATTGAGGACGGTAGTAATATTACTAACTCAGCAGGTAATGGACTTACATTTGGTTCAGGTCTAATATCAGATTCACTTACATCAAGATCTACAAATACTAATTTAGTATTAGCTGGTAACGGCTCAGGGATTGTACAAGTAAGTGATGCCTTAACAGTAACAGGAAACCTTACAGTACAAGGAACAACCTCAACAGTAGAATCTACAACTTTAACAGTTGCAGATAAAAACATCACCGTAGCTCAAGGTGCAGCGGACGCAGCAGCAGCCAACGGAGCAGGACTTACAGTAGATGGAGCGTCAGCAACATTAACTTATACTTCTGCAGATGATAGATGGAACTTTAACAAATCCTTAAACGCTAC